ATTGGTTATTAAGTTATTGGTTATTGGTTGGTTGAACGCTCGTTGAACGCTCGTTGAACGCTCGTTGGCTTGCGCTCGTTTTTCAGCACTTGCCTTACCTGCTTTTGAAGCAGTATCTAATCGCGCATGAAAGTATTGAATCTCAAGATCACACCTTGAATGTATAAATCCTTCTTTAGTTTCAGTAAAGAAATCTGCAATGATATTTTTAATAGCAATTTGCTCATCGTCTGTCCTTGCGTTAATTAATCGAAACAATCTTGTTAAATCTAAAGGTAAAGGAGATTCATTTAGATAATATTGATCTAGTAACTGTCTATAACAACCATGCTCTAACAGAGTTAAATGCATAGTGTCCTTGCGATAGTCAGCTATATTGTGTTGAAAATAGTGCATCAAATTTCCTTCTCTTATCGTGTTTCAAGGAACAAGTTAAAGCATTATTTTAGATTTTTCAAGTAATTTTTTATCTTTTCTCGCGCTTCCTCGAACCCAAAACACACTTCCGCATCATAATTCATTGATTTAGCAAGGGAAATGAAGTCCAATTGATTTTGTTGGATTTTTGCACCTTTCGCTGATTTCATCTCAATGAATAGTCCATGCTTATCTTTATTAGGAATCATCAGGAAGAGATCGGAAACGCCTGCCAACGCACCTTCTCGTTTAAGACGCATTGCCGTTGTTATATGACGCGCGCCGCCATTGGGGATAGCCCATAAGCATTTGGAATATTGAGCGTATTCCAAGCGAAACCATTGCACCAAAAGACATTGTTCTAGGTGTTCGTTATTTTTCATGTTGGGAAGCTTACCACAAATAATTTAAAAATAATTTGCACCTTTTTAGGATTCTGTTATTCTTATTCCACAGTAACAAATTTATTAACGAAACTTTTAAAGGAACTAACATGGGATATTTTAGCGATTTAGATATTGAAATACAAGAATCAAAGATTTATCAAGATGCCGCAGTTTGCAGTAATGAATTAGGTATTAATTTAGAAAATTGGTTATGCGATGATCTTACTTTGCATGACATAACTGATTTAACACCTAAACAAATTGTTGATGAAGCGAAATATGTTTTATCAACATTTTTTGAAAGTGGTCATTCTAATAATGACATTTTAAATTGTGAATTTTCTGAAGATAGAAAATATGCAAAAAAAGAAGTAAAATCATTAAAAGCATTTATTAAAAAATACGACAATAAAGGAAACTAACATGATTACAAGACAACACTTTGAAGCATTCGCAAAAGAAATAAACGCAATAGATTCTCAAGCTATGCGCCAAGAATTCGCAATTATCTCATCTCGTATATTCGGGCATTTTAATCCTAATTTTAATCGTTGCAAGTATCTTGAAGCTTGTGGTTATTACACAGGCAAAAAGCAACACAAGTATGAAAATATTACTCTTAATAGGGAGATTGCATAATGCAAATCCTTAACCTTTACCCTGAAGATTTTGAAAATCCTAAAACATGGCGCGATGTATGCGATTGTTTAGAAATTCACCCTGAATCAACTGAAGCTTCAATTCTTTTTGTTCGAGCTTCTAGCGAATCAATCCCTCAAGTTAATGAAATTGCTATTATTTGGGATATTAATGATGTTAAATCGCTTGATCTTGAGCTTGATGACGAGCAATGTCGAGAAGTGCTTATTCGTGCTAAAGATAAGCATGATGCAAATCAAGGCATTAATTGGAATGTTTTAGAGCATTTTGCTCAACTTGTAAGAATTGAAAGTATTGAAAAAGGAGCTTGGTAATGATTACATCTAAACAAGATGCTTTAGTAACTGCTTTAGCTCTAGCTATAACTGCACCAAATGATGAGAAAGCTGACGAATGCGTTAAAATAGCTGATGACTTATCAAAAAGCATGGATCGTAAAGATGTTGAATTAGCAATGAAAACTGTTTTAGATAAACTTGTTGAATCTTTGGAAGGAACATGGAATGTCAAATAAAACAATTGTGGTTTTAGCTATTGCTTTTTGGTGTTATTTTTGGTTTGCTTTATACTTATTACAAGTAAATTCAGATTTCCTTTACAAATTAATAAGATAGGTATAATATGTCCATAAATCAACAAGTTACGGAGGCTCAAATGGCTGACCAACAGGTAGTTGAAAATAAAATACATATTCAAGCTTTAATAAGACCTGATCCTGATTTTTTTGACGAATCTGAAGAAATCAAAAACATTGCAGAGCTAGTTGAATATTATTTAACTTTTCAATGTAAAAACTTTGGTGATCTGTATTCTGATTTTCAAGGTGATAGCGTTTTACTCTCTAAAATGCATAGCATTATGTTTGATTCTAAAGATGATGAATTAGGCAGATTAAGAGATGAGCTTAATAAGGTGATTTCTGAAATGGCTTATTTTGTGCATAGCAATTATTTAACTAATCGCTGGGCTAAAAATATCTATGATGAAACGCTTGCAAGTGTAGTATAATTTTTATTGAGCATATTGCTCATAATATAAAATAAGATAAGGAACTATATGAGAACCTCTGATTCAATTAAGTCAATTGCACCTGCTTTAGTGCAGGCTCAAAAAGGGATTACTTTTGCTTCAAAAGACGGAGTAAACCCACATTTCAAAAATAAATATGCATCGCTTTCAAGTGTTATTGATGCTATTAAACCTGCTCTTAATGATGCAGGGATCGTATTTGTTCAAACTGCAAGCCCTAGTGATGATAACAAACTTCATCTAACAACTCGCTTGATTCATTCAAGTGGTGAATGGATTGAAGATGTTGCAACTTGTCCTTTATCTAAACAGGACGCTCAAGGATTTGGCAGTTGCATGAGTTACTTGCGCCGTTATAGTTTAGCGTCAATTACAGGTCTATATCAAGATGACGATGATGCTCAATCAGCTTCAACACCTTCTTTTAATATCGATTCATTAATCAATATACTGCACTCTTCTAAAGACATGGCAGAGCTTCAAGTTAATTATCTTAATGCGTTAGCTCAAGTTAAAAATAACCCTAAAGCTAGTGCTGATATTGCTCGTGAAAAAGATAAAATGAAAGGAATGCTCAATGCTATTGAATAACTTTTACGGCATTAAATTGCCTGTATGGGTAAGCGACATATCTCAAATTGAAAGACGGCATATAAAAGTGCAATTTTTAAAAAGATTGATTGATATGAAAAGAGATCAAAAATGACATCAAATCAAATCGAGCAAGGCTCTGACGCATGGTTTTTAATGAAGCTAGGCAAAATAAGTGGTTCTCGCATATCTGATCTTTTAACTGAAGGTCGGGGTAATAAAGAATCGCTTACAAAAAAGAAGTATCGTAACGAATTAATCAGAGAAAGACTTACAGGAAAGCGTATTCCTAGCTTTAAAACGGCTTTAATGAATAGGGGTATTGATTTAGAACCGCTTGCTAGGTCAGCTTACGAACATAAGTTTCAGATGATGGTAGATCAAATTGCTTTTGTTGATCACCCTACAATTGCAATGGCAGGTTGTAGCCCTGACGGATTAGTTAATAAAGATGGACTTCTTGAAATAAAATGTCCGTCACCCGAAAATCATGTGGATAACCTTCTCAATAATGGAATCCAACTTGATCAATATTACGATCAGGTTCAATGGCAATTAGTATGCACTCAACGAACATGGTGCCATCTCATTAGCTTTGATCCTGAAATGCCTGAACACTTGCAAATTTATAGCAAGGTAATAACACTCGATAAAGAGTGGAAACAACGAGCTGAAAGCGCGGTGATCGCGTTTAATGCTGAAATAGAAACTACATTAACTCAACTAAAGGAAATACAAAATGGCAATAACCCATGACCTAATCGCTAAAACAGGCGAGTATGTAAACAAAGATGGAGAAACCAAAGCTCGCTGGACTAAAGTAGGTGTCGCAATGTCTAATAAACAAGGTGGAACATCTATTCTTATTGAATCAATCCCTGTAAATTTTGACGGATGGGTAACAATGAGAGAGCCGCAACCTAGAGCTGAAGGTTCTTCTACAGGCGGTTCAGATATTCCATTTTAATGATTTTACTGATGGTTTTGTATCGCAAAAAAGCAATAATTTGCTAGACAAGTAATTTTACTTGTTATAAATGAAAGGCTAAATTATGTGGACAACTCCGTCAGTTCAAGAAATGAGATTTGGATTTGAAGTTACTATGTATGTAATGAATAAATAGTAGTTTTAAATAATTCGTGGCAGACGAGTTGAAATAAACTGCACAGGGTAATAATGATAGTCAATACCCCGACCAACAAGATTCTATCTATAAGAAGGGAAGCTTAAAACGCTTCCTTTTTTATTAAAGTTTCATGCAAATTGTTTTCATTCTTTTGTATATAAATCAATTACTTGAGTGAAAACGGATGTAAAGTATACTTTACATTATTTTATATAATGATCGCCTTCTGAATTAATGCCTATAATATTTGCTTTATCTTCATCCCAGCTAGTTGTTTCATCCGAATCAAAATACTCTTCTTTATTACCAAAAATACGATCATGTCCTTCATCGTAAAGTTTTTTTTGTTTAAGCTTTGGATTTGATCCTTTACCAGCTTCACTATATTTGCTCATAGGTTCTCCTTACCCAATTAGCGAAATTAATTAAATCTTCTTTATTAGCAGTATGTTTCATTGTATTAGCTTTAGATGATATGACTTGAACATTGCCCTTTGTATAACCTTTAGTGTTGTCTATACGATCAAGGCTAGGGCTTAAATCTCTATTACCATCAATGAGTGTTTTTAAAGGCAGTCCAAGAATAGGACATATTTCAGGAATGATTATATCGGATATTTCTATATCGAAAGGAATACCTTTCATTTTTGAACGATAATGAGCTTGTTGCAATAGATTTTTTTCACGATTATTGGATTTCCAATTTCGCAAATATTCGCAACGATTGCTCTTATCTTTTAAAGACATTTATTTGTCGGCTTTGGTATTCAACTTATCAAATAATTTCTCAAGCATATCGTCAATTTTATCTAGGCGAGCATCTAGGTCAGCTTTACGGACATAATTAGTAGGTAATTCAACTTCAATTCTTTGTATATCTTCTTTGAGATTTTGAACGGCATCCCACATTTGCCTAACAAACCAACCACCAACTGACAAGGCAACACCTAATACGATGTTGATAATTAAATTCATGTCCATTTTATTTCTTTCTACTAATTAATAATATGCCTTTCGAGAGCAACAAAAAGACTGTCGCCAGAAGATATATAGCAAATACTACCATCAGATAATAGCACCACCAAAAAATGCTTATTATCGTAATAATCAGAGCCAATATCCTTGATTGTTTTATTTTGTAGAAAATTGAAAATATCATCGACTGTTTCATGGGAAGTTGGCATCTAAACTTTCTATCACTATTTCAGGACTAACAAATTTATTTGCATCATGTTCCGTTTGTTCCCACCATAAGAATTGGTTTTGAACTAAATTATTCCGATCCTTTAAAAGATTGATATTTTCAGAATGTCCAAAGATCAGAGGATCAGAAACAGACCATAGAACTATACCATATTTTTTTAAATCCCAAGCAAAATGTTGGAAAAAAGAATCGCAAGATATCCATGTTTTGCACTCATAAACAAGCTCTCGCAATTCAGATAAAGATAAATTCTTTCTAAAGTCATCAACTAATTGTTCTTCACCTTCTATGCCAACTTGAACAATAGGTTCTTTAATTAATTTAATAAGTTTTTTCCAATAAGGATAATTTTTAGGATTAATTTTATTATTTCTTAAAGCTTTAGAATAAGGGCTAATAATAATCATAGATATAACTTTCTATAAGCATCTTCTAAAGTTCCTTTCCAATTCCATTGCGCCATTTTTTTATAAATACTCCATTGATCTATATCACCAAATAATGCTCTTGCTTCAGCAATAGAACGACCTGCTATTATTTCAGGATAACAAGTAAAAATTTCAGCATTCTTTAAGTCAGGCATTACATGGCTAAATACAATATGATCTCCCATACCGCAATTAAGCACTACAATCTTTTTGTCTTTATAATTAATTGTGTTTCTAAATATTTGCTCATCTTGATCGTATAACTTTTGATTTGTTTCTGATCTGATTCCTCCTTGTGGATTTTTAAGATGCCAAGTAGTTGCATTAGGAACGGCTAAAATCTTATAGCCTTTTTGAAATAGTCCGTAGGTAAATAAAGTTTCTTCTCTATGAGCTACTCTTGAAAGTCCTAGATTGTAATCATGCACTTTAGCGCGATAAAGAAAAGAACAATGAAGATGCTCAATTTCTTTTACTTTGTGAATAAAATGCCATTGAATATTAGGCTCTGTATTTATATTTTCTATTTTGCCTGTAGGTTTAAAGCTTTCAAATTGTAATGGCGGTGTTAGTATTGCGCCACCTACTGCGCCTACTTTTTTGCTTGTGTAATTAAATAAAGTTTGTAAGACATTGGGTTCGGGTATCGCATCATCATCAACGCGCCATACCCAATCAAATCCCATAGTGTTAGCCATTTGATGAATATGATGCTGACCTTTTTTATTAGCAAATAACCATTCCCATTTAATATCTTTAATATCAAGCATTTGAAAAAAATAGCTATACACCAATTCTTTTCGCATATCTTGTGGCTCATCATTGTCATCAAAGATAATGAGCTTATCAACCTTTTTAGTTTGATTGATAATAGCGTTAAGAGCTAAAGGTAAAGTAGTTTGATAACGACCTCTAGTGGCTATAGAACAAAGAACTTTATTCACTATCCCACCTCATAATCATAAGGTTAAATCTATTTCCTTCTTTTATTTCAGCAGGTTCTTTTGACACATAACCTTCTTCATTAATATATTCATATTTAAAATCAGGAAAGTGCGATTCATTTAATTCATGAAGTTTATGATGTTCACCCCAAAATCCTACAGGCTCATTGTGTGGCGTTGTCAATAGAAGTCGTTTGCAATGTTGTTTGAGTTTTTGTGCTATTTCAAGACCATTATCAAGATGCTCAATCAATTCAAAAGCGATTATGGTGTCGTATTGTTCAAGCGGGTAGGTGTTTATATCGGCATGAACAAAAGATGCGTTTAAACCCCATTGCTGTTCGTTTGCGACACTAATAATGACAGGATCGTAATCTAATCCTATATAGTTTGTATCATTAGGAAGGAATTGAGAGCCGTAACCTGTTGAGCAACCTATCTCAAGAATGTTTTTGCCTAATAGATTGCGATTAGCCCAAAGATAACGAGTGGCTTCTCTAGGATAAACGGGATCGCCTTTTAAAAAAACTGCCCGCTCATAATTGTTTGTTAATAAAAATCTATAATGATTTGGATCGTGCTTTTTAAAGTATGCTAAAGCATCTTGTGTTATTTTATCCATATTTTGTTCTTTTATAATATTAATGAAATGGGCATTTTTTTTCTTTATTTTGTAATATTTTTTTTCTTATTCTATAATTATTTACAAAAGTAATTTCATCAGTCATATCTTGAAATTCTTTAAATTCAATTAAATGATTTTTTATTTTAATTTTTTTTTCAGTCAAAGGAATAATATTTAATAATGGATCGTTATATTTTAATAAAATTTCTTTATATTGATTTAACTTTAATAACAAATTTATATTTGCAGTATTTTGATATTTAAACTCAACAATTCCTTCTACAATATTAATATCATTAAAAGGATTAGAATTCCAATAAGGTTTTTTAAATAAAAAATTAATTTCTTTATTACATTTTATTTTCCATGGTGCATTTAATTTTAAATGTCCAACTTCATTTGGATCAACAAAATATTCCCATTGCTTTGAATTATGGACTATAGCAGTTGATGATGTATTTGCAAAATTCCATTTATAATTTTTATTTTCAATAGAAATTGCTAAATCACACCATAATGGCATTATGATTCCATTTTTATAATAATCAATGAAACCACTACATTTTTTTAATGTTGCTGATTTATGAATTCCACTTTCAAATTCTTTTGGCATTGTATAAAACCATGAAGGATAATAATTTGATGCCTCTTGTATTGGTGCAAAATCTAAAACAGTTTTATCATTAGTAAAACAATCTAAAATAATTTCTTGTCTTTTAAAAAAAAACATATCTTATCCTTTTTTATATTTATTAATCTTTTGTAGCTATAATAACATCAACATATTGAACTGCCAAATTAATTGCTGTTCCTGTAAAAGTATGAGTATGTGCAGTTCCCGTAAAAGTTCCACCTGTATGGCTATGAGAGCCACCACCACCTGTTGCACCTGTATTACCTGAACTAGTTAATTTATAAGAAGCAAAAGGTGAATTGGTTGCGCCATCTGTAAATTGGGCAGCTGCAGTATGAGTATGTGAAGGAATATCAGCAGTTGCTAAAGTATAAGCGCCTGTAGAGCCAATAGTTCCTGTTGCGGTTGTATTTGCATTAGTTCCATTTACTGCTTGAGATGCAAAAGCAGTTGTAAATGCTACTGATCCACCTGATGATGCAGTTCCACTTACCACTCTTAATGCTTTATCGTTATGCGTTGCTGATTTTGTCCAACCTGTAGGAGCAGTAGTTTGAACAAATATCATAGCGGTTGTTGCTGGAAATGCGGTACTTGCAGCTCCGCTATATCCTGAATAACCTGAATACCCGCTTATTCCTGAACCGCTATAGCCACTATAACCCGATATACCTGATCCACTATAACCTGAATATCCTGATATTCCTGATGCGCCATTAGTGCCATTAATTCCGCTATATCCTGAAAATCCTGATGTTCCAACAGCTCCACTAAAACCACTATAACCGCTAATTCCTGATCCGCTGTATCCTGAATAACCGCTTATACCTGAACCACTATATCCACTATAGCCTGATATGCCACTTCCGCTAAATCCTGAATAACCACTTATGCCACTTCCACTATATCCGCTGAAACCGCTAGTTCCAACTGTTCCGCTGTAGCCACTAAATCCGCTAGTTCCTACTGCACCACTATAACCTGAATATCCGCTTATACCTGATGTTCCATTAGCTCCGCTAAATCCGCTGATCCCTGATGTTCCGTTGATTCCGCTATAACCTGATAAACCTTGCGCTCCGCTGAAACCACTATAGCCTGATATTCCACTTCCTGAATAACCTGAATACCCACTAATTCCTGATCCTGAATAACCCGAATATCCGCTTATGCCACTTCCGCTAAATCCGCTATAGCCTGAAATACCACTAGCTCCGTTATTTCCGCTATATCCTGAAAATCCGCTGATGCCTGATCCTGAATAACCCGAATATCCGCTTATGCCTGATGCACCATTAGTTCCATTTATTCCTGAATAGCCGCTGATTCCGCTTGCTCCGTTGATACCTGAATATCCACTATATCCGCTTGCACCTACAGCTCCGCTATATCCACTAAATCCTGAAACTCCGTTAGCTCCGCTAAATCCGCTGATTCCGCTTGCGCCGTTTATTCCTGAATATCCTGAATCGCCTTTTAATCCGCTGTATCCGCTGAATCCGCTATAGCCTGAAAGACCAGGCGTTCCTACTTCACCACTAAATCCACTATATCCTGATTGTCCTACCTGTCCGCTGTATCCACTGAATCCTGATATTCCACTATATCCGCTATATCCACTGTCACCTACTAAACCTGAATATCCACTGTATCCTGAATATCCGCTAGTTCCATCATCACCTTTTAATCCGCTGAAACCAGAGTATCCGCTATATCCTGATGTTCCTTGCTCTCCGCTGTATCCACTATAACCACTGAATCCTGAATAGCCTGATATACCATTAATGATTGCTAAAAATAATTGTTGATTGTTTGTAAATCCTGTTGTGCCTGTTCCGCTAGATGAAACTAAAGATACAGGAACAGTCCAATAACTATTAGAAGTGCCAGCATTGATATTTGTTGTAGCGCCTGTTATTAACCATACTTGATTGTTTGAGCTTACATTTCTATCTTGAATAATAAATTGTTCGGTTTGATCTAGTCCAGCCAAGAAAATATCAATATCAGTATTATCATCAGTAAGATGACTGATATTAATTTGAGTGCCAAGAATTTGCACTGCATTATTCCATAATAAATGTCCATTAGCTGGCTGACCACTATATGAAGTAGTTCTAGCTTGATATAAAAATAAACTTGATGAGCCGCCTGTAGCTCCTACTGCGCCTGAATATCCACTATCACCTGATATTCCGCTAAATCCACTAATTCCACTATATCCGCTGTCGCCACTATAGCCACTAAATCCTGAAATTCCTGATGCTCCTACTTCGCCCGACCATCCACTAAATCCTGAATCGCCCGACAATCCATCAGCTCCGCTATAACCACTATAGCCGCTATATCCGCTAGTTCCTACTTCGCCGCTAAATCCACTGTAGCCTGATTCGCCACTAAATCCGCTGATTCCAGACGCGCCAATTTCACCGCTGAATCCGCTATAGCCTGATTCGCCTGATGCGCCATCTTGTCCTGAATATCCTGATAATCCATTTATTCCGCTGAATCCGCTATATCCGCTTTCACCGCTGTAGCCGCTAACTCCGCTTCCGCTGAATCCGCTATATCCGCTATCGCCTTGCGGAACAAATAAAGTCCAAAAATAAGGATCATAAGGCGGTTCAGGCTCGCCAGGAGGAACAATTCCATTTGCAATATAAGTATTGTTATTATAAGTAACAATGTCATTTAAATTATATCCAGCAAAAATGCTCCATGCGCCTTTAAAATATAATCCAATACCTGAATATCCGCTGTAGCCCGATATTCCGCTGTCGCCACTATAGCCCGATATTCCGCTATCGCCTGAAAATCCTGATATTCCACTGTAGCCCGATTTGCCACTATATCCTGACAATCCATCTTGTCCGCTATAACCTGATTGACCATCTTGTCCGCTAAATCCTGATTCGCCTTTTTCGCCCGAATATCCGCTGTAACCGCTATCGCCTTGAATTGATTCGCCTGAATATCCACTGTAGCCCGATTCGCCTGACCAACCTGATATTCCGCTATAACCATTTTGTCCGCTGTAACCGCTTAATCCATTTACTCCGCTATAACCCGAAATGCCACTTGCGCCATTTTCCCCACTAATTCCTGAAAATCCGCTATAACCACTGTATCCACTAATTCCTGATGCACCTGAATATCCATATCCACTGAATCCTGAATAGCCCGAATAACCTGATAAACCTGATGCTCCTGTTACACCGCGATCAATCGTGATTGCAGTTGCAGAAGTAGGTGTTACATTGACAGTTAAATTATTACTATCAACAACATCAATAGAATAATTAGCCATGTTAGTTCACCACGCCATCTGATCTAACTAAAAATAATAAAAAGATAATAATATCTTGAGCGGGAGTTAATCCTGAAGATGGAAAACCAATTTTAATGCGACCACTAAAGCCTACACAATTTTCAGCATTAATGTCGAGTTGAGGATCGCTATCAATAACATCCCAAGTGGATTCATCAATAACTAAAGTAAAAGTGCCTGCCGCGCCATCAACATTTTCAATGCTTAATGCAACGGGATCAGGTGGTGGTGTGTAATCAGCTATGTCAAAAGTAAGACCATAACGACTATCATGGATATTAGTAACTGATCTGCGAATGATAGTAGCATTTATTGTAGCGTCTGTTAAATCAACAGGTGTGCCATTAGTATTAAATGCTAAATTCCAAAATGTTTTTTGATTATAGACAAGCTCGCCAGCAATGATTTCATTATCAAAACCTGACACTTGTTGAAGGGTATTTTTATTAAAGATAGCCATATTTTCCTCACTAGGTTAATAACGCCCCTATATGCTTACAGAAGGCGAATGGTATTATCTTATATTATAAAAAACTATACAATTGACGGAATAGTGTGATCTGCATCATAAGCTTCTTGCCAAACTGCTTCACAATTTAAAGCCCATTGTGGTAATTCTATTATAGTTTCATTAATTTTTCCATCATTAAATTCAAGCCAACCTGATATTTCATTCCATTGTAAAGCATGAATATCATCAGGAATGCCACAAGTTGATAAATCAAGATTAGAATAACATAATCCGTCTTTATAAACTGCTTTATCACTAGGAATTATTGTCAATCGCATTTTTTTCTACCCTTATTAAATTATTAGTTATTCCGGCAGTAGCTAATAAAACTTTATTGCTTTGTTCGTTAGCTTTTACCATTTCATTTCTAAAAGATTCTACTGCCGCACCTGTTTGTCTTTGTTGTTGACTATTTTCTATTAAAAGCATAGGTGTCCATGCAAAAGCACAATCACCATTTTTTACTTCCTCGCCTGTTTGTGGATTTTTTCCATGCACATAAACCCAAAATCTACACGCTACTAATTCACCATCTTTTATTGATCCATCTTCTATACATTCACCGCCCATTAATGGACATAATATTTTCTTGTCTTTTGCCATTTTTTAATCCTTACTTGCAATTATAAAGTCATAGTATTTTACATCATTTGAAAATGTATGTGTATGTGATCCACCGCCACCTTCGCTTCCTGTATTTCCTGCTGATGGATAAACCATTTTTGGAGAAGCAAAAGCAACATTTGTCGCTCCATCAGTGTATATAGTGGGTGCAGTATGCGTATGTGATGGAATTTGAGCAATAGAAAGTGTAGTTGCTCCTGTTGATCCACTAGAGTTCCAAGTTGAAAATGCTACAGTTCCACCGCTTGATACTGATCCTGTTACAAGCCTTAAAATACTATCATTAATAGTTGCACTTGTATCTTTTGTCCATCCTGTAGGAGCGGCAGTTTGATTAAATGACATTCTAGTTGTGCTTGGGAATCCTAAAGAGCTTGTATTATAAAGCCCTGTAGTAGCATTTAATTGACCTGAAGTATTAACAAAATTTGCTAATTGACTTAAATTATAAGCTTGTGTCATTTATTTTCCTTATGCCGCACCTGCGCGAGCGAATGTTTGTTGTTGTAAAATATAACTACTTGTTGGTGTATTAGTTAAAGTATAGCTATTTGTTGAAGTAGTATAATCAACAGTTATTTTATATAATACTCCATTTGCGAATAAATTGAAACCGCCACTAGTAAAGTTAAATGAATAAAAAGCAAGTCCTGAAGTTGTATAAGTTATAACATTTTGAGGTGTTCCTGTAGGGGTTGTTGTGTTATTTCCACTAAATTGAATAATAGTTAAATTACCACTAGAAACTGCTGGCATATTAGTGTAAGTATTTCCTACAATATCATAATCTTGGTCAGGCACTACAGTTCCATTTAAAAATGGTAACTCATAACCTGAATTAAATTGCCAAGTAGTAGGTGTATAAGTTGATGCTGAAGTTAATGTAGTTTCAAATCTACTAAATACAGGGTAGCTTGAACCTGAAGCTCTATAAGTATATATATTATTGCCTATTGAAGCGGTTATTGCACCTGTAAAAGTAATAGTGCGAGTTGTATAATTAACAGTTGAAACAGTATAAGTTGTAGGTGTGCCACTATTACTAAATGTCATTAAATCGCCAGCATTAATGTATTGATAAGGCATACCTGAAGCATTCCAAACTATACTTGAAGCACCTACTGTTGCTACTTGTAAATGCGTATTATCATAAAAAGCACCGCTTGATATTGCTCTCATTGAAACAATAGTAATAATGTTATTTAAAGTAGCACCTACGCTTAAAGTAACTGTGCCTGTCGCGCCACTTGTATCTGTATATTCTGTTGAGCTTAATAAACAACCATTTGAAAATACTAAACATTGTCCTGAAATATAAGTAGAATTTCTTGTTACACTAAATACAGTTTGTCCGCTTGTTGCAGTAAAATTATCAACAGTCATATAAAAATTATCAGGTGTCGTAAATCCTACCACTCGACCATAAATATCAACAGTAATAGTTGCGGCTGATCCTGTGTAAGTAACAGGTCCACCAAAATCTAGGAATTGATCTAAAGATGCAATTAATTGACCATTATCAGTATTTATAATCTTTACTTGTCCTGTGCCTGAAGTTGTAGTTCCTGTTTTAATAATTTGTCCTGTGCCTACATCTAAATCAATAATGTTTGTGCCATTGGGTAAAGCTGACCATAATCTAGGATCAAAGTCTGCAATAGTTGTTGGAACAAAAGCGCCTGTGCCTGAAGCATAATCAGCAAAATCAGTATCAAAACTAAACTTTCGACCTGTTCTGTTTATATAAACAAGATATTTATTAGTGCCAAAAGATGGATCAGCTAAATACCATTTATAAACTGCTGGATCAGTTTGTGGTGTAGTTGATGATTGATTTGCTAATCCATAATAAAGTCTGCCTGTAGGGCTTAAACTAAAGTTACTTGTGCCTGTAATGTTGTCAGCATAAGCCACAGATAAATATCTTTCTGTATATTGAAATGTTGTTGGTCGCCATCTTAAAATTGTTGATGCTAAAGAATAATGACTTGATGCAAGATTATTAACCATACGAGAAAAGAAATACCAATTTCCTGCTGGTATATTAAATAATTGAACATCAGGCATAAATGTATCAACAACATAAGGAACGCCTGCTGGTTGCACTTCTGTTGTGCCTGCAAATATAAGTTGACTTGCGGTTGGGTATTGATAAGCAGAATAATAAATTTCAGCATATTCGGATATGCCCGCGCTTGAAGTTTGTATTTGTATTGAAAATGCAGGGTTTGTAGCAGAAGGATATTGAGCAATAACAACAGGCGGATAAACTGTGCCAAAAGTTGTAGGGCTTGGAAGTCCTGTATTATCAGCAGGTGTAAATTGAGTAACATTATAATCATCATAAACCGCAGGATTATATTCGGATAAACTTAATGTTGCAGTTACAGTTCCGTTTTCACCAAATTTTTCAACTACTTTTAATATTCTAAATAATTTAGCTGACCAGCCATAATTGACATTAGTAACTGTAACAATATCGCCTGCTTCTAGTTCAAGTCCAATATAGTTAATTTCGCATTGAATTTGTAAATCTTCTCTAGCGGCTTCAAGCATTCTATTAGCAATATATTGAGCCGTTACAGAATTATTAGTTAAATAAAGACTAACTGATTGTTTATTAACAGGTTCATTAGGAAATAAAAGACTAGGATTTAATTCTGCTAAATCAAAAGTTGCCGCATTAAATGAATCTTGTTGAGTGCCATCAGGAAATTTTGTTTCAATAATATTAAACGAGTTTGCAATATCAATAGGGCTAATAGATATAGGTCCAAGAATATTACTATCATTAATATCCATAGCTACAGAATAAGTTGAGCTTTGAACAATAACACCCCAAAGACCTGTAATCTCATTATATTTAACCAAACAATCACAACAATCTGCCATTGACTGAATATTTTTCATTATTTTTTGAGCAGTATCTAAAGTGCCATTAAATTCAAATCGTTTAGTAGTTGCTGAACCACCACCGTAAGGCGTATAAGTTATAACTGTATTTGAATAAGTATTAAGTGCTGTAAGGCTTGTTGTATCAATATTTGCTAATGGTATTGCCGCACCATAACGAGTAGAAGTTAAATAATCTAAAAAGCAATCGCCTGGAGCTTTTCTTGCATTAGTTAATTCAAAATTAGTAGCTTGAAGTCCTACAAGATTTCTTGATTGAGAATATTGAAGTTGAATAATTGCAAAAGCACAATTAGTCATTTTTTTATTACTATCCCATGTATAAGTAAGATTGGGATCACTCATAACTGTTATAGCTGATTTTGCCGTATTAGAAGGATTGTATGATCCATTTTTATAAAGATATATATTCATATATCCTAATATATCTTGAGTTTCGCTTGTGCTTGGATCGTAAAGTCCTGTTACTTTAGTTAAATCAACATTATCAAAAATACATTTTTTACCACCCCAATATACATCACCAAAAGTTATAGTGTCGGGTGTTCCGCCTGTTTCTGTATTAGTTACTTCACACAAAGAAAAAACATAATAAAGAGTTTGATTGTCAGTAGTAATAGAAAGGTCTGTGATAATACCGCCTGTCCAAGCATGACCATAGATTACAGGAAGTTTATTGTCCCCAGCAGGCGGAGTTTGAGCGCGAGAGCCAGGATTAGGTTCGGGTTGTTGAGCGGCTTGACTAGGCGGACTAGGTGCAAGTAATTTAGATAAAATAGCACTAGCCACCATCTGAATAGCAAAACTAATCGGATTAAATGCTGAAAATGCACTTATGATTTTATCTACCATTATTCACTCGCCAAAGATTTTGTGTTTTAATCATTCCAAATTTTTCTAAATTAGTATCACCATAAGAGCCTATAATGGCTTCAGATATCTCGCCATCATAAAGCATACAATCAGCTATTCTTGCATATTCTTTAATTAATCTAACTAACAATATTTTACTTCTACTGTGCATTAAAATTTCTTGTAATTGATATATACCTTTACACCAAATACATTCTATTTTTACTGCTATTAATATTCCCGTTTGTTCCTCATCAATTAATATAAAACCTTGTCCTGCTATTATATTTGTAATGAGTTGCATTACATGATTTCTTGACCATTTTATAGGATCATGCGCCATTGGATTATTAGATTGGATCGCAAAATCTTTTATTAAGTCTATTATCTTGTCTATATCGTATTTGTTAGCTTGTCTTATCAACTTCTATAAACGCTTGGATCACGATCCCTACCAAAGAAATAATTAATATTTTGAATGACAGAAACTCTATCCATTGAAGTATCTGTAGGTGTAAAAAATTGCCATGAGTTATTATTGGTATATCTGCCTGCGGTTCTGTTTTGTAGAATAATTTGTATGCTTGATGCGCTTACATTAATTGCGCCATAATACATTCTTGCTTCTTCAAACCATTGCTCTGTAATATTAAATGAATTGACATAGCCTGTAAAAAACTTATAAAGACCGCCTGTGCCGCCTGTAGTTATAAGCTCATTATTGTCATCAAAAAATCCATGCCACATTTCAACAAGAGAACCTTTAATTTTATTGCTTAATACCCAACCTAATTCGGCAGTATTAATACCCACTAAAGTAATTGAAGTTTCATTTGCGGTTGATTTAATATCTCGTTGAACATCGCCTACTTTAACCAATGCGCCTAGCGCATCAAAAGGCTCGGCATCAACGGCAGGAATTGTAAGTGCGGAAGGAGTAGAAGCTAAACGATATATAACAGTATCACCCAAAGCATCTTGAGTAGTAACGCGAATAAAATCCGCCATTCTAATATTATTCGTATTTTGTAGTGGTGTTATATTGTTTGACATTATAAAACCGCTTCTATTGCCTTAAATGTGCCATTCCATTGAATGAATGAATCATTAGTCATAGGGATAAGAACATAGTTAGGATATTGCTGAAGAATTACAGGAAATGTAACACCTGTAAATGTTGATCCACCAATAGATTGCGTAGTGCCATATTGACCAATCACCGCATTCATAGGGCTTAAAAGTGTAGTCATAATAGTTCTGTGAACAGGAATATTAACTGTAGAGCCTGATCCTCTTTGAACATTAGCAGTTGCTATATATGCATATCTACCAATTTGTAAAAAATCACCTATTTTCACAATGTATTTTGTTGAAGTAATTGATGGTAAAGAACCTAATACAATAGTTTTATTTGCTGATGATGTTTGATATTGACAAGCGCCAATTTGAGCTGATGTCATATCACCTTGATAATAAATATAATTAGCCCAACCTGTAGTTCCAAAATTAAGATATTGTTCGTATTCACGATCAGTCGCTCTTAATGATGATAGCAATTGTCTATTTTGAGAATACAAAAGATAATTCATAGGCTTCATATCAAAGCCAAAAGGTTGCACACCAATAATTTCAGAAGTAGAAATTCTTTGATTTCGACTCATCATTTGACCAATAAATCTTTGATCGTTAATACCTACGGATTCAGCTATGGAAAGGATTGTATTTAAAGTAGCCATATATTATCTCGATTGTGGAAGTCCGCGTTGAGCTGATTGATTAGCCGCCCATACACCTTGTTTATTTTTAGACAAAAATTGTAAACCTGACTGTGTGTCAATAGCACTCATGTTGGCAATGTAAGGACCATTATAAACGATTTGTGGTTGATTTTGTCCCATCATTTGATTGGAATTTGTATTAGATACAATTTTACCTGATTGATTAGGTATAAACATTTCAGGACCATTCTCGCCTACCATTGAAGGTTGTCCAGCATTAATATCATTACCACCTGCTGAATGCAATAATGAAGGAATATAAAGATCACCTAATGATGAATTTACACCTGCCGTTGATAATGCACCGCCACCACCACCAAATACTCCACTAATTAAGCTACTAAAAAAATCACCACTACCACCAAATAATCCCATAATAGATTTAGCCGCCGCTTGCGCTTGTATGCGCGCTATTTCGTGAATAATAGATTGAGCAAAAGATTTAAAGTTAAGTTTACCTGTTTCAAAAAAGGTTGTTAAAGTATCTTCAAGACTTTTTGCCATGTTATTAAATGCTTGAGCCGCTTGCTCACCTGTTTTTTGTGAATCATTCATATATTGTTGATAAGCATTTTTCCAACCTTCAACAAAATTAGTTTGTATTTCTTTTTGTTTATCAGCTAAAGCAAGCTCATCAACATAAGTTTGTTTTGCTAAATCTCTGCGCTCTGCATAAAGTTGATTAATAAGTTTTAATTCGTGACCTTCCTTACCTTTAATTGCTCCAGCTTGTTCTGATTTTAATGAAGCTATTTGTTGTTCATATTTAAGCTGAATTTCTCTTTGTTGAGTAGTGTATTGATCAACATTATATGCATCAAGTTTAATTTGTGTGCTTTGTTTTTCAAAGTCAATTTTTTGAGATTCAAGTTTAATTTGAGCGTTTAATTGTCCATAAAGTCTATCATTAAGTTCTGCAAGCTTTTTAGCATTTTCAATTTTATCTGAATCAGCTTGAGCTTTTTTAACATCTATTAAATTACCTTTATCTCCTACTTTGACATCGCCTTTAGTAAGCGCAAGATCAAGTTGCCCCATTTCCCCTTTATTTAAGTCTTTAGAATAAAGAGCTGATACAAGTGCAATAACATAAGGATTAGAAGCAAATTTAATAATTTTATCTAAAAATGGACTAACGCCTAAACCTGTAATTGCAAAATCTTCAAGTTTTTTAATTGCGTAATATAATTCACCTATTGCTGCAGTAGTGCTTAAAATACCTTTAATAACAAGATAACTACCTATAGCTTCAAGAGCCATTCTAAAAGCATCAACACTAATTATAAAATTACCATTACCTGTAAATTTAGAAATAATGTCACCAAATGCAAGTGTAAGATTTTGCATTGATGTTTTTAATTGATCATCAATTGCCGCTAAACGAGCAACTGCTTTTTCTTGTTCATAATATTTATCAGTTACTTGTCCTAAATTATCTAGGAACGATTGCGCACCAAATGTTTTACCACCTTTACCTAAAAATTCTTGAGTAAATTGAGAGCGTTTATATTGATCATCAACTGAAGCAATACCTTGAGCCAATCTTTTAAATGCATCTTCAGGTTTAAGCCCTACAAGCTCTTTTAAGCTTATATGCATTTGATTTAAATGATTAATTAATTGTGTGTTATTACCTGTTTGAGCTTCAGCAATTTTGCTATAAACAGAAGCCATAACTTTGCCTGTAGCTTCAGCCGCCACACCTGACATTTCAAGTGCCGCTCTATATTCAAGCAATTTATGAATAGATATTCCAAAAGCATCTGCCATATCTTGCACTTCACGAGATAAAGCAAAAGCTTGTTGCGTAAGTGTTGCAATGCCTATACCTGTAAGATTAAAGCTACCAGCAAAAGAACCAAACATTCTTTGAACAACATTAAGCTCTTTACCTAAATTGTTAAATGCAGTTTGTAAGTCTTTAGCTTGCTTTTTAGCTTTGTTAGTAGCTTGATCCCATTCTACTGTAACAAGCCCTAATTTAACGCTTAATGAACCAATGGTTGCCATTATGCTTTGCCTTCACCAATCTTGTTAATTTGAATCATTAAAGCTTGACCTAATCTAGTTTGAATTTTTTGAATATTATTATTAAGAGCAGGACGCAAAAATTCATGTTTAGGTGTTTTTTTGTTACCAAACTCGTTTGAAATACCTACAGGGCGTTTTTTAGTCCAATAAGATTGAAATTTACCTTTTTTATTTAAGATAGTTTCTAAAACAGAATCATCTCTAATAGGGCTTGAGGTTACACGCGCGATATAAGATTCACCTAAATAGGTTACTGAAGCTTTATCACGCATTTGAGGACGATGAGCTTTCATATAAATATGATCAGCTAATTGACCTGTTGATTTAGGTGCATATACTTTAGCATCTTGCAAAACAGGCTCCATAGCGTAAAGCATAACATTGCGCCAAATGCGATCAGTTTTAGTTTTACCAATTTCATCACGCAACTCGTCCATGCGTTTAAAAAGATTTTCAAATCCTGTTATATTTGCTTGATAATCAATTGACATTATTTTTTAAATCTATCCATTTTAAAATTAGGTGCTTGCGTCATAAATAACAATAATGAGTTATTAACGCTATTATCCTCAACATCAGGGTTAATAGAATAATTGTCAATCCACGGGAAGATTTCACTTGATTTATAAGCTCGCGTATTGGGTGCGCGCATATAATTGTAAAGAGCGGTTGTAATAGGTGTTAATGCATTGTATATAGCTTTATTACCTAATAAGCCATCAGCATACATAACCTGTAGCTCCGCAAACAGTTCCTCATCCAATGAATTAATGTATTGTTCTGTATGACCATTAAAAATCATTGCCGCCGTTACTTGTAAACGGAGTGATTTTCTTAATTTTTTTTTACACTATCGTAAGTTGGTTTAATTGCTTTATCAATCTCATCAACTATTTTTTTAATTACTTCATCAGGAAACTCTTGCTCAATTTGATCAAAAGTTTCATTTATAGGTTCGCCTGTTTCAGATATTAAAAGATGAAAATACTCTTCAACTTTTGTTTGCCACATTATTGACATTGTTGCAACACTTCTTATTGAATTGCCATCAACTATCATGTCATCATCTCGAACAATAATAAAGTCTTTATTTTTATTGATTTGTTCTAAAAATCCTTCACCGCCATCAGCGATGCTTTTTCTTACAGGTGCAGAAAGCTTATTATATAAATCTTCAATTTTATCTTTATCAGTTGCAACTATAGTTTCATTCATTAATTCCATCTCTTGTTTAAGAGGGATTCTTACTTTTAAATCAAATTCCGCTTCATTGGCTTGAATATGAATTGTTTTTATCTTAACTTGATCTTTTACGGCAGTATATTTACTACCTAATTTGTCAGCAAACGCCATACAAACTCCTCTTATTGTTGTGATTTAATTATTTTTTCGTATATAGCATTATTAACTCTTTGAGCGTATTCAACACACTCTTCAGGTTTTAATTTATCTGCATGAAGTTTAGCAATTTCGTGAGCTAATGCAATTCCTGTAATGCGTTGTTCAGGGAACCCAAACCAATTCTTTTGACCAGAATTGGCTCGGTTCACTAAATAATCTAGCATTCCATTGTTAAGTAAATAACTGCTTAAATCGTTTTCTGTCTTAACTTGCATTATCTTATCCTTTAATTAAGCGTTATTTGACCAACCATATTGGTTGCCTCTTGGATGAATCGTAAATGAGCATTTAGCTTCAGCAGTTGGGTTAGTATCTACATCCCATTGACCTACTCGACCATTAAATGCGTAAGCAACTTCATTACCTGTGCCATCTGTAGCAACAATAACAAAAGTGCGATCAATTGTGCCATTGTAAGCATCTTGACGCATTTCAAGCAATTGTGTGTCAGCAGGATTCCATGCCGCAGTAATTGTCATTGATGTTGGTGGTGCTTGTGTAGGGATTTTGTCAGATTGACGGCTACCAGCCACATTAAAGTTAGCCATTGCATCATCTTGACCAAAAGCTGGAATAGCTTCTACAGG